GCTTAGCCTCATGCACTAAATGGAATGTAGTTGAATCCCGGCTTGCGGGTATCAACGTAATGTAATGTGAGCATGTGGCTAAGCGATAGCCATGTGTGTGGGATGATGCGTTAAGGATAGTAGCAAAGTACCGTGTACTGCGAATAGCCTGCCCGAACGCCCCTAAGAATGACTTGTTTGGAATGGCAATATAATACCACCCCTTAGTAGATGTCTATAGTTACCATATAGTATTAGGTCTGCTGCATCGGAACCGTCTGTTGCTTCTTCTCTGTTTGATTTGAGTAGCTTTTCAGAATCCTTATTCTTATGTATACCCTTATGCCCATCATCCTTAGCAGGTGACTGCTCTATCGATACTATGAGCTCTTTACAGTTAAGCAGATTGAATCCTATCTCAGGCATAGACTTATCCTTATGCAATAGCAGCTGAGCCCATAGTAAATACTTATCGTGGTGTGGTACGTTCTTCTTATTCATATTCATCAATCTCACTGTCCAGCCATTCTTAATAAACACTTTTTTTGCCTGGTCTACTGCTGTAATCTTAGATTGTGAGCCGTGATTATTTCCTGCAGGGTCTGGCCAGAATAAAATCTCTTTCCGTTTGTGAAATTTGTAATAGTTGCAAAAATCTTGGCATACATCATCCTGAAGCTTTGGTGTTTTCACAAAAAAGTTCTTAATAAAATTCATGCGATTACCAATCTCCAACTTTTGGGCAACAACTATCCAGTTGATTGCAGAACCGAAGTCCATCCCAACGTGTAGAGGTAAATTTTCATAGCAATCTTTATCTTGGCGACTGTCTAAACTTTTTGTTTTGAGTTTAGAAAAATCGTAATCCAAACTATCCAAAAATGAATAATTAAAATCCCCGTGGTAACCATGGATATCACGATTAAAAGTAGGGTAAAATGCATCCTCAACTTTCTTGAGGTGTTTGTTCATTACTTCGATAAGGAAAATAATATCCGTCATGCCATCTTTTAGGTCACGGATATAATTTAGCCCTACGTTACGGATATTATCAAAGGCGTTTGCTTCGGAATAATAAATACCAGCCTTACTTGCATAGGCTTTAATAGTTTGGTCAAGTACGTAAATTCCTTCCCAAATATCAACCTGTTTAGCTGTATCATATTCATTCAGAAATTCTAACTGCAGATCAATTAATTTATTTCGAAGCAGCGTATAATTATACCCATCCTGGTCATAATATGCACCGGCATTTAATAACCAATCTCCACCTTGTCCGTAAGGCATGGATGAGAAATGGAAAATACCATGATGTAGTTTGTGTTTGCCAAAATATTTATCGTGGCCACGGTTTGTTGCCTTGGTTTCTTTTTGGAATCGCTCCTGGTTAAGTGTTAAACTTTCATCGGCAACAATTCCATCATAGGAAGGTCCACGGCCGTATCCTTCTCTATCTTGCGACACCAAGGAAAAAGAAACACACGTTTTATCCGGACGAAGGAAAGTGATCATCCTATCATATTTCAACGGATTCCAATAAGGTAAATCGTAACCTTTGGGCGGTTGTTTTCCAATCACATAATCTTTGTCCCTGCGATACCCCAACATTTCGAGCCCTTCAAATGTACCTGGTAAGGTAAGCGTGAGCAGTTGTTGAAATGTTGCTCCTTGAATTGCCCATGTTGAACGTGGCATCGTTCGTACAATCATATCTATTAGCAGGGCAATAACGGTACTCTTACCCGTTGCTCTGCCCCAAATAGAATGAGCAATTCTCACATCCCCACGCCACAATGCTAACATAAAAAGCTGTTGTGGTTTATTAAACGACAGCTGCTTGGTATCAGAAACTGTTACATCATTATCAAACATCTGTATCCTCCCTATTGCTGTTTTTGATAAGCAATTCCATTTCTTCCGGTGATGGCGTTAATTGATTAGCAGCTTCAATTACCTGTGCATATTCTGCATCAGGAAGTTTTTGAAGATTGTCAATATTGATGATTTTATTTTTTGGATTTCCATCTGCAGTAGTATTTACCTGCAACAGAATTTGAAGAGTTGTTGGTTGAATTTCTGCCCCATCAATATCTTGTTGTTCGAGTTTCAATAATTTATCAATTCGGGTATTTGCACGCACAGCTGCTCCATAATCTCCAGCCAATTCAGCAAGTGATGCAAGTTGAGTATATTTCTCAACCTGCAGGTCAATCGTATATTCTTTGTTGTGCATTTTTTTGCCAAATGTTCCAAAGAAACGAGCTGCATTTATTTGGTCGTAATAATATTGTCGCTTACTGATACTAAAACGAGTCATGGTCATATTTCGCAAGTCCTTACTTCTGATAGCAGGGCGATGTCTGCGATACAAATCATCAATAAAATCCCAACGAATCAAGGCATCTTTATCATCTTGAGTCAACCGTTTTTCATACTCATCCTTTTTATCTTCGTCTGCAGTATAATAATCAAAAAGTTTTTCAAATGTTGATTTATCACCCATAATACTCGCGCATGGCGTTAAGCTCTGCCTCCTTTAAAATTTTATGAACCAAAGTTTGGGCTGGTCCACTTCCTTGAGTGGCCAGCTGCATTACTTTTTTTTGAAAGCCAATTGAAAGTATTGCTTTACCAGCATAGTAGGCCTTATGAATATCACAATCAGTATCCATCAAATCGATTATAAACGAAGTGTAATCCAATTGCATAATAGTAGCAATTGATAGAGGTGTTTGCCCTGGCAATTCCGCAAGCTGCTGCAGCTCGTTTTTTTGTTCCGGTGTTAGTGTTATTTTCATTCAAATATTGCTCCTCTTTCTATCATTGGTAAAATCCATTTATCCCGGTGCATTTCTCCCACACCGTTATTGATGCTAATTACTCCCGCTTCAATTCTTTTTTTGTTGGTATAGTTAGCAGATCCATTTACGGCAATTTTCCAATTATCATTTTCGATAACGGTTACCTTAGCGTGGCATGGATAAAGGCGTAATTTGCTTACGTGTTGTTTAGCTAAATGGAATGCTTCTGGGTGCCGGTTACTACTTCTAAAATCAAATATTCCCTGAAGCTCAGTGATCAGTCCTTTATCAATTAAATTAACAAGGTAACGAGCGCCCTCTTCTCCAATGCTCCAAGTGGCGATGTATACTTTTGCAGGGCCTGTTTTTTGTAGGATATAATCCAACAGCTCATGCATGCTCCACTCCACCATACATGCAAAATGAATATTGTGCCCTGGTAATAATTCGCCAATCACATTTTCTATTCGGTCATAATACCTAAACAAGTTAAATTCATTTGTTCCCGAATCATTGGAAGCAACCGAACGTTTCTCCTTTGGCAAATCTTCAATGGTAATATTTTCAACTCTCACAAGGCTCATATTGCTTCCAGTTTAGAGTTTACACGTTTAAGTAATTCTTGTTTTTGCTCAAGTATTTTTATCCGCTTAGCTTTTTTATCCGCATCCTTTTCATTTGCAATTTTGGGTTTCTCCTTGCTGCACCAGGGTGCTAAATTCTTTTTAAGCGATAGCAGCTCCTGTACTGTCATGGTTTCAATATCTACTTCAACTACTGCTGTATCTTTAGTTGGCCAGCTGCCGTTTTTATCAAAATAATTTAGTTCTACCCACAGCTCACGGTTACGCCTCATATCTTCTTTGATGCTAAGTGCCGCCAATCTGCGCACTTCGCTATCATCTGAAAATAAATCTTCTCTACGTTTACCAGCTCGGCCATATAAGTTACGAGCTTCCAATTCTTTGCCTGCTCTATCGCTTGTATATATTATTGGTTGAGGTGTTGGTTCATAATAAACAGCTTCAATTATTTTTTTAGCAATGGGTGAAGGCAATGGTTTTGATGAATGAGTAATTACAATTCCGCGTTCAACTTCTACTTCAATATTTTTCCCTGCAGCAACAACTTTTTGTAAAGCGTAAATAAGGTTGGCCATTAAAAATTTAGCCGTTGGATTTCCACGGTATTTTTTTTGCCATTTGCCATCACCAAAATGGGCGTTGTAAAACTTTACGCCCAATTCGTAATCTGTTGGATATTTTAAATATTCATGTAGTGTCATTGTACGTCACTCCTTCCTTGTAATTGCCTTATTGCCGATGGTGTTATAGCATAATATTTCAAATTGCTTTTTGGTAATATTTTATGCGAAAGTTCAATATCAATTTGCCAAGTAGCTTTTTTCAAAGCTTCAAAAACGGTAGCTATTGCAGCTTTACCATTTAACATATAGGCTTGCGTTCCCCAACACCCACCTGGTACACACCAGTAATTATTTATTTTTTTGCTATCTATTTTCTTTTCAGGAAATACGGTATAGCCTAAATAAGCAAATTGCCAATCGGCAGGAAGAGCAGGCAGCGCATGCGCCAATAAATCATTACAACCAGCAATTGCTGTTAAATCATCTTCAGTAATCAATACCCTTTCATATCCCATCCTTATGCAATGTTGCAAAATGGAAAAGTGGGATAAAAAACAGCCTAACATTCCCTTTTTAAAATCGCCACTTACTTCAAAATTAAAT